ATATAAAAAGGGGCATTTAAGCCCCCTTTTAAAAAGTTATATTTCTGTATAACTTATTTATTCATTACATACATCGTAACTTCAAAACCAAATCTCATTTCAGTAGCTGCTGGTTTAGTCCACATAGTGTTTTCCTTTTTAGAACGATTGTTTTAAATAGTAGTACAATATATACACGTCATTGTGTATATGTATATAGTAAGCCTATTTTTAACTTAATAACCTAATTAAAAGTATTAAAAGAACCTAATTTCTGTGCACTCAGATGCATTTGTTTTACTGCACTAAGGTATTACTATAGGTCACTTTGTGATGAAATCATGCGGTTTCTTATAGCATGAGCTATATCACGACAAATATTAGCATCATCAACTTGGATTGTCTTAACAAAGTTTTCAGCTATTTTGGCGCATTCATCACGTTCAATTTGAATTGCTGCTTTTGTAGTATCAATTGCAACAGTCATAATTTCAGCTTTGGCAACTGCCAATGCATCATCGAATTCTTTTTGCGTAAACAATGTTTTTCCAGTACCACCTGACAAAAATGCTTTTTGAAAATCAGATATTTCCATATTAATGAGTCCTATCTTTAAGCACAATAATATTAATGACTTGTTCTAATAATTCACGTTGCTTATCTTTGGCTTCTTTAATAGTCATTTTATTAATGTGATCTTCAGGATCATCAGCAATTTCTTGAAGTAAGACTTCAATTTCTTCTTGACCAGCAATTCTTTCAAGTAAAGCGCCTGTTTCAAATGCTTCATACCAAATGCTGAGTGGATCATTTATCATATCACTATTACCTGTAATAGAGATTAGATGCGTCCAATCATCAAAATGAGTTTTAATTACTGATTCACGAGACATATAAGACCTTCCGGCATAAAAATTCATTATAACATACTACACATTGAGTAACCACTTTGAAAACCAGAATTTAGGATCAATAGTTTTATTACTTAATGCTATAGCTTCTTCTTTAGTAATAAGTGGTGGTATATCAACTAAAGGTTGATAGTCATTATCACGTATAATTTCTTTAAACATATCTAATCTTGATTCATACACATGAAATGATCCAACTGAAATAGTTAATGTACCCATCTTAACTTCTAATATTGCAGCAATAATTTCTTGTAAAACACTAAATGAAGGTAGATCATTGGCCATACCCCATAAGATGTCTTGAGACCTCATGATTGCACGGCAATTAAGGCGATTATCGCGGATTCTAAACTCCATAGCTATAGTACATGGCACATCTTTGGCTTCAATATTCATATGGTCAATATCAGTACCATACATAGGAATGACAGCACGACGACTCATAGGATCGTCTTCTAAAATACGTACAATATTTTTAACGCCATATTCACCAAACCAATAAGAACCATAGTTGCTATTTAGTTTACCATTGGCAACAATCTTACCCCATTGTGCTGCATACTCTGCAATAGATAAATCTGTAGGGTCTGCTTTAATATACCAAGCAAGTTCACGTTTTAAATATTTAAGATTAAAGTTACGACCTTTAAAAGAATTAAATCTTACATAAGGTGCTACAGTATAAGTAAAGTTTTGAATTTCTAAACTCTTTAATCCACGTGGCGCAAGCCATTCACCTTTTTGTGAAAGTAAATAATATAAGTGATAAAGTTCTTGCTCAGATCTTATTGCCATTATTTCCATAGTCAGACTCCAAAAATGTATAAGGTTGGTTAGGATAATTTTGCATATGATATAAAGGTGGTGGTAACTTAGTTGCCTGTACGTCATTATTAATAGCCCACATATACGCATTATTACCTAATGCAAATATCTTAGAAGGCTTTAAATCTTTTATAAAACTAGCACTTGTAGGTGTACCTTGATAAGTTTGTGTGTTAATCCAATAAATTTTATTTTCAGGTATATCTTCTCTTTCAAGTGTTTCAGCAAGCATTCTACTTGGCCCATCATTATCTAAAAAGTTAATGAAAGGTATAACAGCAGCAGATGCTCGTACATTAGTACGTGGCCCTTTATCACATAGCATTAAGATGTTACCTTTATTGAATGATCCACCACCTGCAGCTTTATTTTCTATAGACTTAGTTTTAAGTTTAGCTAATAGATCTTCAATGCTATCAATTGTATAGTCATAATGAATAATAGGTAATGCAGTTGTTTGACCTAGGCTTTCATATTCTTCGTATACTTGTGAAAGTTGTTTTACAGTATCTAAATACTCATCTTTTTCTCTTGACATAAAAGATTGTTTACATACATCAAAGTCAGGTTGACATTGTATAACTACAGCGCCTCTAGCTAGTGCTGTACGTTCTAACATACGACGTCTAGGTACATCAAGTCGATTGACGCCTTTACGATAAATATTGCCATAAATTGGTTCTGACAACCATGATCTATCTAAGATAACATGATCATCATATGTTAATGCATTGGACATTGATCTAAAATAAATACGACATAACTCTTCAGGTGAAATATTTAAATAAGGTCCATGCTTTACAACATGAGTCATTTTACTTTTTTGTAAATGTTGACGTAATGTTTCCGATAATGTTGACTTCCCAGCACCATCAGGACCTTCTAAAATTATGATCATTTAATTGCCCATCTCTCTAAGTTTTTTAAAGTTTCTAATTCTGTTGCTAATGCTTTTTCTAACATAATACCTTGTGCAAATGCTGTTTCACCTACTAACTTATCATCCATGCTTTCAATCTCATGTAAAGTTAAGTTATAACTAGGGTGTATCATACTTAATTCTTTTGGATCACCACCTAAGATTGCGCCTGCTTTAGCTGCATGTAAATATCTTACACGCCACCAGCCACAACCTGCATGATCATATGTAGGGCATAACACGCCTTTATAACTACCATATGCCCAAACAATTTGACTTTCTAATAGTCTATGTTGACCTAAAGCTTTACCACCTACTGAATACACTGGCCACTTTAAGTTTTGTGCTTCAGCCCATTTATGAGCTTCAGTTGATAAACTAGCATTATACCATTCTGTCTTACGCTTAGTCCAGATTTGTCTATATACTGCAGGACATAAATATAAAGGAGATGGATCCCATGTTTCAATCTTTTTTACTGGTAAGTTCATTAGTTTAGTATCACCCCATGGAAAAAGTGGAGCTATCCATGTACGATTTTGTAAGTCAGCAATATCTACATACTTTTCCCATGAAGGTAATAACTTTTGAAATGACCAGTCATCTAAACAAATGTACGCATCAGGGCGTTTAGCTAAAACGTTTATAGCATTTTTAGGTTCAACTGCATTATGATCTAATGGATAAAGATACACAAAGACTTTATCAAACTTTGGTATGTCTTCATCTGTTGGAATACCATGAAATACAGTATGCCCCATCATTTTAAGACCTTTAACCATAAGCTCTGGTATAGATACAAACTTAGTTGAAGATGCTCTATCTGGATGATTTGTATGCGTTTCAGTAACGCCTGTGATGAGAATATTCATTATGCGACTGTTATATAACCTGCAATGATGTCATAGTTAATGTCACCAGTACGACCACCTGCTTTAACATAATCAGCAATTGTCATGCCATTTTTATATAATGCAAACCGTGTATGCGTTAATGTGCCTTTACGCTTTGGATTTGATGTTGCAACAATTGTAATGACTGAGTCTTTATTATAACGAACTCTTTTAGTAGCCGCATTAGGCTTTGTCATTGCGATTGTTGTAGTAACTGATGCTGCACTTGGTGTTATAGCTACTGTAGGTGTTGCTTTAGAAGGTGTTACTGTTGATGTTGCTGTTGATGTTGCTGTTGTCATACGATTTCCTTTATATAAATAGTCATAAAATTAAAAATCACTTATGTGTCATGTATTCTTTTCAAATATCATTAGAAGTAATTGTACCATGATTTATGTAGTCTTTCACAGCATTTAATAAGTTTTGTTGTGTCTTATCTTTTTTCTGAATAGCTGACATAATAGCATGATCAACGGTCTTTTTAGCAATAATATGGTGGACAACTATATGATTCTTTTGACCTTGACGCCAAAGTCTTCTTATAAATTGCTCATATACTTCTAAAGACCAAGTTAAGCTATACCAAATAACTGCATGACCTGCGCCTTGTAAATTAAGACCATGACCTGCAGACATTGGATGTGCTAATAATACTGGAATCTCACCTGCATTCCATTTAGTAATGATCTCATCAAGTTTAGTACCTATGACACCCGAACCAATCACTGGCGCATTAGGGAATACTTTTTGAAGTCTTTCTAAATCATGTTGAAAATGATAGCCAATAATACAAGGTTGCCCTGATAATTCTTCAACTAATTCTATAACTGCTTCAGTCTTAGCATA